CATCACGCGGGATATTACGTTCCAGAAGGTAGATTTACCGTTGCGCCCATCGCCGTAGGCGATAATCAACGCTTCCAGATATACTTTGCCGATAGAGGCAAGACCGCAGACCATTTGCACATAATCGATCAGAACTTGGTCGCCGCAGAAAATAAGGTTGATGGTATCCTTCCAGAGCTTTTCGCCTTTATCGCCGGGCGAAACGGTGGTGATTTTCGTGATATAGTCCTCCGGGGAGTGTTCTCTTGCGCCATCCATACCTTTGCGAAGATCATAGGTAGCGGCGGGTGTACACAGAAGGAAACAATCCGTATCAAGATCTCGCGGTGAGATTTCCAGCATGGGATGAGCTTCACGCAGCGTCGCTGTGATATTTTTTGATTCCCTGCGCTTGATGGAAAAGGACTGATACGCTTTTGCGGCAAGGAAAGCGGCGTAAGCTTCAGCCTGCTCATCATTAAATAGCGCTTCGGCTTTGCTCTTGGAAGTGGTGTCCAATATTTCCTGTGCACCGACTTCCGACAGCTTTTTTGTAGCGGTCAACAGGTCGTTGGTCGCCTCGTCCAGTTGGCGTCTGGTAAGTTCCTGCGCGACAGCTTGTGCGCCGGGTTCAGTTTCCTGCCAGTAATTTTCACAGTAGCGGATGTAACGGGTAGCCGGAGAATATCTCAGTTCATTGCCGAAATATTTTGATAGCACCGTGGCTTGCCCGACATCGGAAAAATCGCTGGGCTTATAGGAAACATCGGAGTTGTACACTTCCGGTGGCACATATCCTTCCTGACGCTGGATACGCTGATAAAAACCCCGTGCGCTGCGCCAGATGGTGGCAAGCTCCTGTGTGTCCAGCGGCGGTGAGCATTTTGCGGCCTCCTCGCAAAAGCATTGATGCGCCTCCTCGGTATCCCCGTAACGCTTAAGGACCCGACCGGCAAAACGTGACATAGTGGCATTCCGATTGCCCTCTGCAATAACGCGAGGCTGACCGTTGTTTTCCATATCAGCATCGAAATCATCTGTCTGTAAAAAGGTAGTCAGGTTCATTGTGCCGGAATGCAATTCGACCTCCGGTGTGGCAGTACCGAAAAAGAATCGTGCGGCGTCAAGCGCCTGTGTGTCGAAGAATGGGAAGATACCGCAGACCAGCCTTTTCATATCCGCATAGAGCCGAGCATCAAAAATGAGGTCGATGGGAAAGAGCACATGAAATTTGGGCCTTGGGGCTTTGCCGTTCTTTTCTTTTAAATTGTTGCGGCTATAATGCACGGCAAATCTTACGCCAGGGAAGGCATTCGCAACATCAGTGGGAACGACCCAGTCAGCGGGATCTTCTGAATGGTCGTTATCACAGTCGACAGGAAGGCAGTCAGCACCTATGAAGTTTGCTCCGCTGCGATAGCTGTTCTGGTACTTGGCGCACACATAGTCACATTTAACTGCTTCTGCCAGTGCGGTTTCGTCCGTGACATTTATCTTGTTAGGATATAGGCAGTTCCCGCGATTGCCGATACAATCGGCACGGTATAGCGTGAACATCATCTTTGAACCTCCTCACAGCTTTCGCTAAAATAGCGTAATCGGTAATTTTTCCAACGGGCACGCTTGATTTCCGATTCCATACCAGCGGAGATGCGTTCCCCGAATACCCACACCTCGGAGCATTTGCTCATCAAAGCGTTTCCAAAGAATAGACCCAGCTTTCGCTCGGTGGGATCGGTGTCATTCATAAATTGTGGGAACAAAAGATGTGGTGCGATTGGGATATAACCTTTGTTTACCGCAAAACGGCTGTATTTTTGCGCCGCCTTTATATTACTTTCCGTCTCACCTGCATAGGGCGAGCAGATATATACAATGGGGCGAAACGCCCGAAGCGCACGTTCTTCTTTTTCTATGGTGGTCATCGCTTCGTAGGCGGTCGGATCGTAATATCCCTCGGCATTGTATTTGTCAATACTCACTGTGCACCGCCTTCAATCACAGGCAGAATGCCGCACTCATTTTTAAGCAGGTCATAGAGGAACAGTCTGCCTTTTTGTGTCCAGTAGGTGTGCATGACGCTGCGGTCAACATCAATGGCGTGGGTGCGGGACTGGGTATAGCCTCGATTGGCATACTCCTGATATAAAAGCCATGTTCCGCGCATTTTGTACTGGATGCCAAGTTCGTGAAGCAGCTTGTTAAGTGCTTGCCCGCTCATGCCGTAGTCCTTTGCAATCTGGGTAACGGGGACGGTGTTTTTATTCTGCAGAATGAGGTCGTAATAACTGGCTTTCGGCTGCATCTCGGCAATCTGTTGTTCCTGAATTGCCGCCGTGAGCTGTAACATTTTTGTGCGCTCGCGCTCTGCTTTGAGTTCCTGCAATGCGGCTATAAGGATATCCGGATTGGCGAGCAGTTCGTCAGTTGCGTAAAGGCCGTGCTTGCGGATGGAAGGAATAACATCATGTGTAATCCATCTTTTGAACGCCTTCGCCTGCGGTTTGCGACTGCCGAGAATGAGCGTGTACAAGCCGGGTTCGTTTATGATATTTGCGTTGTCATTTCCTCTGCTTAAGCCCTCAATTGAAATGAGGGCTTTCTCATCCTCATCGAGTCGTTCCAATGCCATAGTGGGATTCCCAAGTTCAAGTACCCTGCAAACATCTGCCGCCACGAACCACGGCGCACCGTTTTTGTTTACTGTGCGCACATCGAAATCCTCGTAGCGATAAATCTGAATCGTGTTCATAGAAAAACCTCCAGCGAATTTATTAGGGGCAATACCCCTTAAAACTCACTGGAGGGAAATGTAGGTCTTGAACGAAAAGAATCAATCTTTTTTATAAAAATCTGTTTCATAACCGTCAGCGTGAAGTTTAAGACCCTTTGCCCAGGGAGGAGTTCGGCTCATCTGTTTGCAAACTGCGTCAAGTGACATTCGGCTGTCGGCTTCGATGACCAATTCGTCGTGGATGTGCATTGTGATAAAGCAGTGGCGGAGCGTTTGCATTGCGTAACAGAGAATATCGCGGGCTGTCGCCTGAACAATATTTTCCACGATTTTGGGTCCGTAACTATCGATACGCTCCCATTTTTTTGTGCTGCCTACACCTTCATAGGTGATACAGTCGCCGCCGAATCTGTTCTCTCCGATGCGCGGCTTCACATAAGCGAGCCGCCTTCCGGACGGGAGTATAATAAAAAGGATTCCGCTCTGATAGACAAAGCAGATACCGTGGGTATCGGTCGCAGTCTTCTCTTTAACAGCTTTCATCGCGGCGCGGTCGACATCCCACCAAAAGCTCACAATGCTCGGATTGGACGAGCGCCATGCCGACACGAGCGGCGGCAGTTCTTCTTCGGTCAGTCCCATCTCAAGCGCACCCATTGCCTTGAGCGCGCCTACGGAGCCGCCGTAACCGAGGGCGAGTTCAGCAATTTTGCCCTTTTGCCGCAGATGCCCGTTCACGCCGTTTTTCTCCACCGGAACTTTGAACATCTGAGCGGCGGATGCACAGTAAATATCTCCGCCGCTTTCAAAGACCATCTGCCGCCATTTCTCACCTGCATACCACGCAATGACACGAGCTTCGATTGCGGAGAAATCCGCAACGATAAATTTACGTCCGGGCATCGGAACGAAAGCTGTGCGTATCAGTTCAGACAGTACCCCCGGCACGGAGTCATAGAGCATTTCCAGGGCTTCGAAATCGCCACACCGTACAAGCCCGCGAGCCTGTTCTAAGTCCGGCAGGTGGTTCTGGGGTAGATTTTGCATCTGAATCAGCCTGCCTGCCCAGCGCCCGGTCCGGTTTGCACCGTAGAATTGGAACATACCACGAGCACGGCCGTCGGCGCAGATGGCGTTTTCCATCGCCTGATACTTTTTCACAGAGGATTTAGCAAGCTGTTGACGGAGGGTGAGAACATCGGCAAGTTCCGGTGGTGCCGTTTTCAAAAGCTCCACAACCGCTTTTTTGCCGAGAGTATCCGTTTCAAGCCCCTGATCACAGAGCCATTGCTTCATTTGCATGACCGAATTTGGATTGTCCAATTCTGTGAGGATCTGCATCCGATGCATTAGCTCGGAGCGAGAGCGTGTATCCATTGCAATGGCTTCTTTTACGAGCGGCATATCAAGAGCCACACCTCGGTCATTTATCTCCTGGTCGAGATGGTATTCGTCCCATATAGAATCAGGCACGACAAATTTCGACAGCTTTTGTTGTACCGACATCTCCGTCTCTACATCGCGCTTGTTATATAATTTGAAGGCATCCCATTTTTCCTCGGCATGAATTGGCAGGTTTCGCGTGCGCTGTCCATTTGTGGTGGTGGGTTTGCAGGGTACGCAAAAATACTTAATGAGGTCTTTGCCCTCGGTCAACTTCTGTTTCTCAAGACCGAGTACCGAGCCGACGCCTTCCAGCGAGAGCGGAAGCCCCATATATGCAGCCCACACCATCGTACATTTCCATGCTTCCGGGTTAAGGTAACTGCCGACGGTATCCTGTGGAATGCTGTAGCCTGCATTTTCAAAGCTTCCGACATCCCGCAGATACCGGGAAAGGCATATTCTCTCGAACTGTGCGTTGAACGCCCATTTGACTACTCTGTTATCTGTAAGAGCGGTGAGTATATGCGCTGGGACGCTTTCTCCGCTTGCAATGTCTACCACCTGTACTTCTCTACCGTCAACGGAATATCTAAACAGCAGAATCTCAAAATCCGGCGCTTCCGTATACCGGTAGACACCACATTTGGAGAGGTTACTGCTGCTGTAGGTTTCAATATCTATACTGAGTGATTTCATAAATCAACCGTCCTTTCATAAACCCGTAGAGGGTGGCAGATTGCTCCGCCACCCTTTGGGTATCTGTGTTTAGGCGAGGAAATCCTCGTCCTCGTCGGTTGTGAAATCAGACTCAGCACTGGCTCTGCCGCCGAGCGGTTCACCGTCTCGGATTTTCTGAAGATTGTTCAGTCCGCAGGCGATACCTTTGTTGCCGTTTGAGTTGAAGGCATAGAAGGAAATACTTGCTCTACCGTACACGCCGGAGTACACTTCGGAGCGGGTGAGGATCACATTACAGTCGGCGTCAACGATACCGGGAGCGGTAGCGGAGTTTGCGTTGATGAAGTAGGCGTTTTTGTAAGCGGGATCGTCCGGGCGTTCGGTATCTCCATCACGGAGCGGAGTCTTGATAGCAGCAAGAGGTGGTACGGACTTGCCGTTGCCCTTCAGCTTGGCTTCGCCCTCACGGTATGCGGCTTCGATGGCTGTTTTGATTTTCTGCACGGTGCGGGCATCGGTCTTGTGAATGATGAGACTGACCGAAAACTTTGGCGTGCCGCCATTGATGCTCTTGGCTTCCCAGACATTCGCATAGCTCCAGCGAGTGTCGGTGCCGGTGATAACTTTCATAGGATTGCTTGCTTTTACATTAGTAGACATATTATTTGTCCTCCTCAAATTCATTAAAATCTTGTTTTGCCGTATTTATTGCCGGTCTTTTATCGCTCTCCGGGACGAGCGCTGGTTTGCCTTGCGGCTTTTCGATGTAACCGCCGAGGACTTCCTCGAAGCGTTTTTTACCAAGCAGAGAGGTCATGGCGGTAACGCCCATAACTTTGCGCTCATAGGGATCAAAGCCTGCCGCTGTAACGACTTCAGCCACAACCGTTTCATCTGTGTACCTGCGGTTGGATCGGCCTTCGACCAGTTTCCAGCCATGCCATTCCTTGCCGCCGACCGCCGCCTGCAGAGCGTATTCCTTGATGTCGTTTGCCCAGGAGACCAGCCCATCGATGCGGCCAAGGATTTCTTCAACATCCTCATCTGTAAGCAGCGGAGGAAGATGGAAGTCAAATTTCGCAAGTTCCAGATTGTATTCCGCACGTTCGCGGCAGTCGTGTTTCGCTTTGCAGAATTGGCACCACTCGCCGCATTGGTAATTGCCGTTTCCTGCATAGGCAAGTTCGGCGGCGGGTGTCAGCGTATCTTCCGCCCATTGGTACAAATCTTCCTTTGACAACGTGAAGGTGCTGACACTGGAACGGCGTGGCTGATAAATGGTCATGCATACCGTTTCGATGTCATAGATACCATCGAAAATTTCCAGTGCGCCAAGGGCGTAGAGCATCATTTGCGGATTGTTATCTGCCTCAACTAAAATCCCACGCCCGTGCTTATAGTCCACGATGGTGAGCGTTCCATCAGCGACGATTACGCAGTCACCGGTGCCGAAGCCGCTCTCGACAAAGCGGGAATAATCAAGGCGCTGCTCGATGAGGATGACGGGGTCGGAGCTACTTTTCTTTGCTACCTCCACCAGTTCCAGTACATAGGCGGCATAATCGTTCGCGCAATCTTCCATCTCCTCGCTGTAATAGCTCAGGTTTTCCGTGGGGTCTTGTGCTTCCATGCCGAGTGCTGTTTTCAACTTGAACTCGCAAAGGCTATGAGCATCTGTGCCTTCTGCGGCATAATCACTGCCCTTATCCTCATAACTCTCGCAGAGCCGAGCGGACGGCGGACAATTTAGCCAACGGTGAGAAGAGGAAGCGGATAAAAGTGCGTGCCTACTCATGCCAGCACCTCCGCCTCTGCAAGCAGGGCTTTGTAGTTGTCGGGGTCGATTTCCGACAGCTTCGTAGCGCCATACTTTTGGAGCAGAGAGCGAATTTCAACAGTATGTCCGTTGCGGGATTTATCCGCCAAGACCGCTCTGACCGCTTCCAGGGTAAGCACGGGTTCCGGTGCAGGAGCATCCGTTGGCTTGTCATCGCCGCTGAACATTTGGGTGAAAGAATCGGCGATGCCGATGATGGTTTCCGCGCATTTACGCAGTTCCGCAATTTCTGCGGCCAGTTCGTTCATTTTGATCATCTGCTTTTCCTCCTTCTATTGATTGGCTCTGTCCGGCAAGCATTGAGAGCTTTCTTGCCAGACGCTTTGACACCACGCTGATTGCGGTGAGGACACCAATTAGCTCCTCATTTGGCACACATTCGCGAATGTCACTTGTTTGAACGGTTTGCTTCATCTGGTTTACCACCTGACTGAGGGCGTATTGTTTTCTCCCTCAATCACCACTGGAGGGAACCGGTGTGTTTGAACGAAAAAACCAAAAAAAATATTTACCCTCCGGCTACCGAGTGGCGACCGAAGGGTAAATTTGATAATTATTTGAAATCTTTTAAACGTTCACAAAGCTTGTCCATAAGCTTCTTTTTACGATAATTAAATGTGGATTGCTGCACACCGAACTCGTCAGCGATTTCGCGTTCAGTCTTTCCTTGGCGAATAAGCTCGCAGATGCGGCGGCTGTCGGGGTCAAGCTCGTCCAGCACTTTGAAAAGCTCCTGAAGCATAAGCTTATCCGCAATAATTTCCTCGGGATTCGACGCCGGGTCCTCAATGGTGTCCAGCAAAGTCAGCTTTGAACCTTCTTCACCTTCATATTCCGCATCAAGCGACAGGGTGTTGCCTGCAGCACGGTAACGGCAGAGACCGCAATCACCCTCGCAGCGTCTCCAGTCAGTGCAGCCGCATTGACCGTGCTTGCTGGCGTGGTAGTGGGTTCTCCAGATTGGGCGATAATACTCTTTGTAGACCTCCTCGGTCACGGGGATGAGGTCACCGTTTACACGGATAAAATACTGTTTACTTGTCATAAAATTGACTCCTTTCGAATTCGGAAGGAGCCTGAGCAAGTAGTCGTAGCAAACAAAAAGGACGAACCTTAACGCATAGCTATAAAGCTACTTGTCAGGCTCGTCCGTCGTTTTTAATATCTGCCACTGGTGGCATTTGCGTCGCGCTCTGTTTAAGTACAGAAATGGTTATTCAATTTTCCTGATGCCGATATCAGCTTTGCATTGGCCACACTTGGCGTAATAATCGCCATTCCAAGAGTCGCCCGTTTCCATCACGTGCAGCTCCGATTGTGTATCCAATCCAGCATCGATGACTCGAAATCCGCATGAAGGGCAAGGCAAACGTTGTCGGTAGTGCGGACGGTCACGAGAAGACTTCCTATTCGTGCTCGTTGCGGTATCATACTTCAAGGGCATCACCTCCCGATGCAAGTCAACCATTTGGTTGACACAACTGTCAAAAAAAATACATCTTATTCAAAGCAAGCGATCATCCAGTGATGTCATTCACTTGGTTGACACGCAAGCCCTTTTTTTGCGCCTCCTAAGAGACGCAGGCTAAATTCAGCAGAATTCTACTTCCAATGGGTAATGACGCTCCCCACTGATATAAAAACTCAATGGAGATTCATGCTGAGAAATATATCCGAGTTTTAGTTGTTTTACCCTAATACGGGCGGATGTTAATGACACGTTGAACTTTTGAGCAACAACAGAAACCAAAGCGTCGTTTTCGAATTCGGGGTGCTTTTCGAAGCAATAAGTTTGAAGCATTGGGTCATTACAAAGCGCCCTAACAGCTGTTCTTGGCATAAGTGTTGCCGCGCTAAAATACTTAGCTTGGTGTTCCAGCCAGTCGTGGTCGGTTTTCAGCTTTTTCCTCTTACCAGAAAGATTTCCCCCAACAACATCGATGCCTTTACAGGAAGTGTATGGTAGATGAGCAATATCGTCGTTACTCTTGATTGGAAGTTCGGAGTAATCAATGCAGTAATATTCATCGTGGTAGACCGAATGCCCACACTCGTGCATCACCGTAGAGCGGAACATGACTTCCCGGTCATCAGATAATAAGCTATTGTCGATGACGATTGTATTCGCTTCGACTGGTTCTTCGTCGGCGCGGTTTTTTTTAAGGTCATAAACGATAATCATTGTGTTGTTAAACACCATCCTACCCCATATGAAACCTGCATGGGACAGATTGGTGTAATGGAAATGTAATTGAAGATAACCCTCGGCGAAGTCCTCGACATCCAAGGGCTGTGGTGTTTTTAGTAGGTCGGCTCTATAATCTTGCAAGTATTGTATGGCGTGACGTTCGATTTCAGCATCGGATAAACGGGGGACGTTGTTCATGCCATACTTAAATTGGATATCTACCATATATTATTGCTCCTTCCGTTTTTTCAACTCCTCGACAAACATTTCCCAGTCTTGCTCATCGGCATCCAGTTCCTTGGCGATGCGGAGTGCTTGCATTGCATAATCCCTCTCGACAATGTAATCCGAAAAGTCCTGCGGTACAGCGACATCTTTACCTTTCCGAGATTCAGCGGCTTTATTATACATCTCGGTAGCTTGTTCGTCGCTCATTCCAAGGAACGATTTCAGCTTTTCTAATCGGTCGGATGTAAAGGCGCAACGCCTGTCCTTTTCTACCTCGCTATAAAACTGTGGGGATATGCCGATGGCTTTTGCTGTTTCTCTGAGCGATTTACCGCTCGCCAGCCTTATTGACTCAATGTAATCACCGAAGCTCATTTCATTGATATTCATAAAAATACTCCTTTCTTGACTCGAGTGGTAGTAATTGAACTCTATAGTGTGAACCAGTTGGATGACACCAGTATTATATTAACATATCAAATGGGCGTTGTCAACCATCTGGTTGACTTTTAGAAATATTTTTAAGCGTTAAGCATTTTAATGAGCGTTCGAACATTTATATGTTTGAACGTAAAGATTATATTGACGTCCTCTCAATTGTATGGTATATTTATTTGTAATTATGCATACAGGAGGTGCGGTATGACCATCAGCTATAACAAGTTGTGGAAGTTGCTCATCGATAGAAAGATGAAAAAGAAGGATTTGCAAAAAGCGTCCGGCATCAGTTCATCTTCGGTTGCGAAGCTCGGTCGAAACGAAAATGTAAACACCGAGATACTTCAAAAAATATGTATTGCGCTACACTGCGACATTAGCGAAATCATGGAGATGGAAGATGAGACTAATATAAATAATACACGTCGGGATCGCTCATAGGTGATTAACACCGACAAGCCAGATTGGAGAGCAACTAATGGATAACTTTAAAACGATAGATTTGTTTAGCGGATGCGGAGGAATGTCTCTTGGCTTTCAAAATGCCGGATTTGACATTATTGCCGCCTATGACAACTGGACTCCAGCTGTCAATGTTTATCGCATGAACTTCGACCATCCTATATATGAAGAAGATTTAATGGAGGAG